TTCCAAGGTTTTGTGCGTGAGAATCCTATCACAGACGATAAGACACCAGAAAATCCAATCCGTAGATTTATCATTAGTCCACAGATTTTTAACTTGATCAAATCAGCATTACTTGATCCAGAGTTAGAAAACTTACCAACAGACTACCAAGGTGGTTTAGACTTTACAGTCACTAAAACATCAAAAGGTGGTTATGCTGACTATTCGACTAGTAAATGGTCACGCAAAGAATCTGCACTTACAGCAGAAGAAGCTGCGGCAATCGACGCCCATGGCTTATACAACTTGAAAGATTTCTTACCTAAGAAACCAAGCGAAGTTGAACTTAAAGTCATGAAAGAAATGTTTGAAGCTTCAGTAGATGGTCAAGCATATGACGCAGCTCGTTGGGGTAACTATTACAAACCAAGAGGCGTAACAATCGTTACTGCTGAATCAGCTACACCCGTAGCACAAACAGCAACACCAGCAGTGGCAGATGAGGAATTTGAAACTGCGCCAGCTGTAGTTGCTCCAGTGGTCGCAGAGGCTGCACCAGCGGCTCCTACAGCACCAGTTGCAACACCTCCAGCAGGTGGAACAGCACGTGCCGAAGACATCCTAGCGATGATCCGCAATCGTCAAAAAGCAAACTAGTATAAGTAACGGTATAGGGTAGGCAGTCCTACCCTATAACTCTTTATGACAACACATATACCAAAAACATTTTGCCCAGCTAAATGGGATGAGATCTTCGTCAATTTAGGGGCTAATTATGTCTATGCGTGTTGTAAATCAGTGCCTATCAGGATTTCTAAGAAAGAAGACATTGAACTAGCACTTAGCCAACAGAAATATAATTTATTAAATGATATACAAGATCCTAGTTGTAATTATTGTTGGAAACTTGAAAATCAAGGACATACAAGTCTTAGACATCGATATCTAAACAATTTTGATGATACAACCATTGATCAATATAAAAATAATAATATCAAAATTAAACAGATAGAAGTCAATCTAGGCAACGAATGTAATTTTCAATGTACCTATTGTAACCCTAAATTCAGTAGCCAATGGGAATCAGATGTAAAAGATAAACCTTACAAAACATATTCTGACAGATATTTTTATGCTATAGACGAAAAAAATAAAAATAATATCAAGGATACGCTTGCTTGGTTAAAAACAGTTGGATCTATTGATAAATTATACCTATTAGGTGGTGAACCACTACAGAACAAACATTTTGATAAAATCATTGGTAGTATAAAAAGTAAGGAAATAGGATTTGCAACAAATTTTTCATTTAAGAACACTGCTAAGATCGATGAGATAATAAAATTAGCCGATAATTATGAAAGAGTGCAAATGAACATCAGCATAGATAGCACAGGAAAAAACGCAGAATTTAGTCGATATGGTATGGACTTCGATCAAATGTTGGCCAATATCCGATATCTATTAGTACATGCGCCCGAAAACGTTGACATTTCACTATTAAGCGTGATGACTAGTATCACTATCAGAGACCTTGATAACATGTCACTACTAGTGGATCAGTTATATCAGTTAAGACCAAGTTTAACCTGGACTTTAAATTATTGCCGAGACCCAAAAATTCTAACATTAGATACTTTACCGGATAAATTTAAATGTGATATATCAGAACAAATCAGTATCCTTAAAAATAAAACATATATACAAGGAGCAGATCTGATAGAAGGTGCAGTAAAAGTCGCTAAATTTAATAGTACACTTTATGGTCAACTACGATATTTTTTAGAAGAATTTAGTAAAAGAAAAAATATAGAAATACCTGTGGATCTGGATGATGCTTAATCAAATTGACAAAATATTATTTCCTAGTAGATGCGAAGTTATCAAATTTGATACTGCATATATCTACCCCATTTTTAAAAATGGTAGTAGCAGTCTTATCAGATATGCCCAACAACAAGGATATAAGACCATTGTAAATACGCAGATCAAAAAAGCAGAGACCATAGAAATAATACTCAGAGATCCATTATCAAGATTTTTATCTGGATTTAATACGTTTGTCTACACCACTAAACGTGATAATCCCCATTTAGATACAAATACTATCATTTATTTTGCAGAGAATTATCTATTTCTTAATAGGCATTATGCACCACAACTGAGTTGGTTGCTCAATCTTAGCAAATACTTAAATACAGATACTAACTTAAGATTACACGGAATGCAATATCTATCTCAATTTACCCCATTGACTGTAATACCTCAAGAAGAGCAGCTTGTTGATGATAAAGTGATTGATAGATTAAAAAATAACGTACATAATGAAATGTATTTAAGATTAGATAGATTATTATTAGACCTTGTTGGTCAATCACTGACATTTAAACAAATACTAGAATATCTTAAAGATCAAGATCCTATTGCCTATTCGACTCTAAAATGCACTGTCCTAGACTAGAACATTTTGTTCGCTTTAATCCTAACGGTACTGTTGGCCGTTGCGGCCATATGGTTGATGCTCCAGAATTCAACACGCTGGAAGAAATGGATGAAAGTCTTTGGCTACGTAACGTAAAGTTATCTATGCACAAAGGTCTTTGGCCCATATGGTGTGAAAGATGCAAACAAACAGAACGTGAAAATAATACCAGTATCAGATTAAATGCTATAAACTTTGATAAAATACAATCCAAAGAAGATTATTTAATTGTAGGTGGAGTATTAGACAATGTATGTAATAGTGCCTGCCTAACTTGCGATGAAAATTACAGTACACTAATTGGTGGATTAAAGAGTAAAACATATCCTATAGTAAACAACTCAAGTAAATTTTGGGATTTACCTTTAGACCGTGTTGTACATTTAGACATCAACGGTGGAGAACCTAGCCACAGTAAGAACTATAAAAATATTTTAGCAAACTTGCCATCTAGTATCAAATCAGTCAGGCTTAACACAAATTGCAGCACCGTATTAGGAGAATTAATTCCTTTAACTGAACGCGGCGTTCAAATAACAGTAACAGTTAGTTTAGATGGCATAGGTCCAGTACACGATCTAGTGCGTTGGCCTATTAAGTGGGAGAAGTTTTATGCAAACCTACAACAATATATGGCCATGCCTGTTCGTTTAAATACCTGGACCACAGTTAGCGTGTTGAATGTAGATGATTTGCCTAACATACTAGCATTTGTCAGAGAACATAAATTAGATCACAGTTATGCTTATCTAACATCGCCTGGTGAGTTAGCAGTTGAAAATAAAAATACTCCACAATCTCTAGCATACATACAAGAGCAAAAACGATTACGAGGTATAGTATGAAACCTTATGCAGAACTAGAGTGCGATGATTTAGATATTATACAGCGTGATATCTATAATTTTCTATTAGATCAAACAGAACTAGGATCAAGTGACTACAAAAATTGGCAATTTTTAGAAACTAAAAAATTGATCACAGCAACTCCTAGACTAGCTAAATTTTTTCTTAAATATAAACTGTATATTAGAAATGCAGCGGTTACGGTACTATATGAAGATTTACCTTTACACCTAGACGAACCACCAATGGTGGCAAAGATTAATATTCCCATTAAAAACACCCAAGGGTGGGTTAATCGTTGGTATGATGTTAGTAAAGAAGTAATAGAACAATTACCTAAAATTCATAACCAATTTGGCAATGCACAAGAGGATGTTAACGGATTAGAGGTTAACACATTACCAATATTAACAGAAATACATGACCTAAATAAACCTATCGTATTTCATTCACGCATACCGCACAGTGTAATTAAATTAACAGCAACAGAATTACCAAGGATAGTAGCAAGTTTTACCTTTATAAACGACCCACAGCATTTATTAAAATGAAGATAGCGATCACAGGCGGCACTGCCGGCATTGGACTAGCACTAGCAAAATTATTTGAAGCAGATAATCATGAGGTAGTAGCACTTAGTCGACGTAACGGTTATAACATACGTAGTTTGCCTAAGATAGCAGGAATGATCGAATCCTGTGATATGTTTATTAACAACGCTCAAGTAGGATATGCGCAGACGGAATTACTATTTGAAGTTTGGCGTCGGTGGAGAGGACAACAGAAATATATTGTCAATGTTGGCACACAGATGACTGATATGGTTTTACCACCCAAAGAAGAATGGGATGAATATATCATACAGAAAAAAGCCTTAGATCTAGCAACACAGTTATTAGAGCAACGTAGTGAATGGCCGCGATTATTACTAGTCAGACCAGGTAATATCGCAACACAACCAGGACAGCAGCCACCATATTATATGGATGTTGATGAGTATGCTCGGGGAGTGTCCGAATGGATAGCAAAGAATATTTAACCAATAAAAGTTTTTGCCCTATACCGTGGACAGGGTTCATGTATAACTCTAACGGTGATGTTATGAACTGTATTCGTAGTCAACGACCAATTGGTAATCTTAAGGATAATTCAATACAGGAAATCTTAATAGGCAACACAAAAATTAAAGAACAGATGCTTGATCATAAACCTGGGATAGGGTGCAATGTTTGTTATGACCTCGAGGGTGATAAGAAAGGATACGATATGATTAGTGATCGCATATTCTATCTTAAAGAGTTAAAAACCGTAGACAAAACATTATATGATGATCCGGCAAATTTTGATTTGCATACTATAGACATTAGATGGAGTAATGTTTGTAATTTTGCCTGTGTGTATTGTAATCCGGAATATTCTAGCAAATGGGCTAGCGAACTTAAAATCATAACTAAAAATCCTCCAGCAGAAAGAGTTGCAGAACTTAAACAATTAGTATTTCATCGTGCTGATCAACTTAAACATGTATATATGGCAGGTGGTGAGCCATTGTTGATGAAAGAAAATTTAGAACTATTGGCTATACTACAAGAAAAAAATCCGCAGGTCAATCTTAGGATAAACACAAATTTAAGCAAGACCGACACACAAGTATTTGAAAAAATATGCGAATTTCCTAATGTGCATTGGACCGTAAGTGTTGATGAAATGGGCGCAGAATTTGAATATGTGAGATATGGTGGTAAATGGGCAGACTTTTTAGATAATTTAAATCAAATTAGACAACTTGATCATAAGATAACATTTAACATGTTACATCATTTGTTAAACTATAGATCATTGTTTGATACAGTTAAATTCTTCAAAGGATTAGGTTTCCATAATAATAGTTTTGTCATCGGTGCATTATCACAACCAGATTATCTAAATATTAGACATTTACCAAATACTATGCTACAATCAGTAGAGCGAGAATTAGAAGACTGGATTAGTCAAAAACCAGGATTTTTACTTGAAAACGGCCTTAGAAATGTGTTACAATACATAAAAGAACCCGTAGAAAAGAATATCGAATACTGTTTAGCAGAGATAGCAAAGATGGATCAAAGACGTAACATTAACAGCAGAGCAGTATTCACAGAATTATATAATTTAATAGAGAGGCGATAAACATGGCAAAACCATTTGATATATCAAAGTTTAGAAAGTCAATTACTAAAAGCATCGAGGGCTTGGGTATTGGCTTTAACGATCCCACAGATTGGATCAGCACTGGCAACTACACATTAAACTACCTACTATCTGGTAACTTTGAAAAAGGTATTCCGATGGGTAAAGTAACTGTGTTTGCGGGTGAATCGGGCGCAGGTAAATCATTTATCTGTAGTGGTAATATTGTTAAACACGCACAAGAGCAAGGCATTTATGTTATCTTAATCGATACAGAAAACGCACTCGATGAATCATGGTTACATGCACTCGGAGTAGACACTACAGAAGGGAAATTACTGAAACTTAACATGGCTATGATCGATGATGTAGCCAAAGTTATCAGTGATTTCGTTAAAGAGTATCGCACACTACCAGAAGAAGATCGCCCAAAGGTGTTGTTCGTACTAGACTCACTAGGGATGATGTTAACTCCAACAGACGTTAACCAGTTTGAAGCAGGTGAAATGAAGGGTGATATGGGTCGTAAACCTAAAGCACTTACAGCACTGGTCCGTAACTGCGTGAATATGTTTGGTACATTGAATCTTGGATTAGTTTGTACTAATCATACATACGCAAGTCAAGACATGTTTGATCCGGATGACAAAATTTCAGGTGGTCAAGGTTTTATCTACGCATCAAGTATCGTTGTTGCTATGCGTAAACTCAAACTTAAAACAGACGCTGACGGCAATAAGACTACAACAGTCAACGGTATCCGTGCTGCTTGTAAGATCATGAAGACTCGTTATGCTAAACCGTTCGAGTCAGTGCAAGTTGAGATTCCATATGAAACTGGTATGAGTCCATACAGCGGTTTAACAGACATGTTGGAAGCTAAGAGCTTGTTGGCCAAAGAAGGTAACAGTTTAGTTTACACCTTTGCCAATAAAACAACTATTAAACAATTCCGCAAAGCATGGGAACGCAACGAAGATGGTTGTTTGGACAAAGTGATGAAAGAATTGTCATCTAATGTTAACTTGCTAAGTACTGAATCAAAAGTAATTGAAGAAACAGAAGAGGAGACAGCAGAATGAGCATCGAATTAGATATTGCTAGTGAAGTTTGGCTTACTTGTAAAGAGTATATAAATCCCAAAGATCGACAGGCTGCCGCTGATCATGTTGTCAGTGTTGCGGCTGATCATAATATCACTGAAAGTGAACTTAAGACCTTTGGCGGCACTGATGCTTATCTAGGTCGTGCTGTTAAAGAGTATCTTGGTGATGAAGAAGATCAGGCGATCGCCGATGAAGAAGATGACGGTGATGATTATTAATGTGGTATAGTCGTGTAGTTGCAAGTTTAGGCAGTATTCCAGACTTTATAAGTCATTATGAACGAGAACTGGATGAAGCCAAAACAGAAGTTGGGGTCTATGGCAACATAGAAAAGAATCTTGCTGGCCTGCCTGGTATTACAGAACGCCGTTTTAATCAACTACAAGAGATTGAAGCGGTTCTCAACTATCTAAATATTCAACTACGCAAGATACGTACTAAACAC